TCAAATTTACAACCCCAAGATTGTAATTGTTCTCTTGTAAATTCATATAAATCTCTTTGAGATGTTCCACCTCTACCAGTCCAATATGTTATATGCCAACCTGCATCTTTAAATTTATTGATTTTATTAATATTATCTTCATTAGGTATTGCATTTTCATAAATTCTTTTTTCATTATAGAAACAAATTGTTTCATCTATATCTACAAATAATCTCTTTTGCCCTACTGAGAACCTATTACTTTCTATTGGTTCTGATATTTCTTTTGGTGTTTGATTGTTTGGTACGAATAATTTCATCCTTTATAATTTTCTAAGTAATATTTTAAATCTTCTGGTGTACCTAATCCCCACATCTTATCAATGTTAAAGGTACGAATTTCTTTACAATCTTCTATTGCTTGATTGAAAACAGGACAAACATAGAACTCATTGTTCACTCTGATATCCTTCTCAATCATATCTTCTGCATACTTTACAAAGTCAGAACCTTTCTTCCAATAATAAAATCCAACTGTTGCTATATCTGATATAGGATTCTTTTCTGCAACCTCAGTTACTAATCCTTGTTCATCTATTTTAGCGAAACTCCATTTAGGGTGTGTTGCTTTGAAAGATACGATACCACCATCAGCTTCAGTTTCATTCATTTTATATAAAAACTCATTTGAATCCCATTCTACGAATTGGTCTGAGTTAGCAAAGAATAATGGATTTTCAGAATTGATGTATTCTTTAGCTAATAGTGCAGTACAAGCTGCTCCTTCTGTAATACTAGCAACCTCTACTATCTTACATCCTGGTGTTATTAGATTTAATAAAGTATCTAAATTATATTTTTCTCTATGTTCTTTTTGTACAACATAAACATAATTTGCTTTAATATTTAGATTTTCAACTACCAACTGAATCATAGGTTTTCCTTTTACATCGATTAGAGGTTTTGGAAATGTATATCCAGCTTGTTGAAATCTACTTCCTGCACCAGCCATTGGGATTAAAACTGTTAAGTTTTCATCTCTCCATGCAGGTGTTGATTGTATCTCTCCCATATTGATTTGATTTAATTTATTTTTAATATTTTGTAATGTAACTTCTTTTGTATTTTTAACTCTTAGTATATGTGATTTAGAACGAGCTGCTGCAAGTAATCCATATGGTGAATCTTCTACGATTAATGTCTCTTCAGGTAAATAACTCATCATTGATATTGATTTCCAATACATCTCTGGGTGTGGTTTTGAATTCTTTACATCCTCATTGGATATTATCAAATCCATATACTCCATTATACCTAACTTAGATAATACAGTTAAACAAGTTTTTCTAATTGAGTTTGAACAAACTGCAATCTTATATCCACAATCTACCAAATCACTCATCAACTCTATTAAAACATTATTTTCTTCTAAAGTTTTAAGTTTTTCTAAAGTTAGTTTTTGTTTAGTTTCCCATATCTCAGAATGATATTCTGTTGGTAATTCCTTTTTTTCAGATAACATATTTAGTTTTTGAACTGTCTTTAATCCATCATAAGTGGATAAATGTTCATTCCAACTAATAGCATATTTTTTACCTAATGCTTCATTAAGAGCATTGTAATGAATGTTTTTAGCTTCTACTAAAACTCCATCCAAATCAAATATAACTAATTTTATTTTGTTAGCCATTAAAAATACCTAATAATTGATGTTCATTAAATAAAAGAAACTTCTCATCTCCAATTTTTATTTCATCTCCTGCCATATCTTTGGCATACATAATTTTATCCCCAACCTTAACTGTCATTGGGATTCTTTCTCCAGCCTGTGAGAATATTCCTAATCCAACTGCTACAACTTCTCCAACTACTTTTTGTCCTCTTCGTGCACTTTCTGTTAACACTAATCCACTTTTAGTTTTTTTCTCACTATCAGTTGATTTAACTAAAACTCTATCTCCTAGAGGTATAAATTTATTTTCCATGTTTACCTTCGTCTAAATGACAAAATAACCCTTCACCATGTGCTACTTTGTACGTTTGTTTTGCCCACCACCTTGAGATATTACCTTCTAATGCAATACCTTCACCAGCGAACTGTTTAACTGTTTCTAAATAAAAATCCTTTTTGTATAAACAAGGATTATTTGTCCAATTACCATAACGAGAAGTGGTGATAAAATATTCACCATCTCTTTTTATATGTTCTGGAAACTTTTCAGCTGGATTACACCAATGAACTGAATCCAATAAATGAGGTGATGTACATTCAATCTCTTTATCGTAATAATCTAATTCTCTTCCTTGATATTGGAATGAGAAGTGTGGAAACCCTGGATTAGCTCTGTGTCTATATCTTACACAACTAAACCCACTATCTAATAATTTTACCCCACTTAACAATCTTGTTCTTGCGAGTTCTTTATCTTCGATTAATTTCCAATCATGTTCTAATACCAAAACATTATCTGTTTTAGCTTGTTCGGTAAGTTCAATAAATGCACTACCGATACCAATATTTTCTTTTTTTGCTATATATGGAATACCAAAATGATTTGCAATAGATTTATCTTCTTCTGAAAATTCTTGGAATAGAATACAAACATCATTAATTTGATGTAGAAACTCTTGATTAAAATATGTTTGTAGTGTGTTAACTAAAGTTTGTCCACTCTTCCATGCTAAGATTCCTATACTTATTGGGAGTTTTTCCATTCTTTGTATTTATCAATTATAAAATCAACTCTTTGTTTCTGAGTATGGTTATCTAAAACTTTTCTATATCCGTTTTCTGCGATTCTTTCTCTCTCTTTATTATCTTCTGCGTATTTGTTCATTTTATTAATACAGTCAACCATAGTATCATAGTAAACTATATCTTCACCATCAGTAAAAAGTTCATCTAATTTTTTTGATTTGTCTAATCTATCACAAAGAACTAACTTTCTACATGCCATTCCTTCAAATATTCTACGAGTTACCTCACCCCATCTTGAATGTTGTAAAACCATCAATCCACTATTCAAAAAAGCAGTATGTTCATCTGCTTCCATACCATTCGCATTTCCAATACCTCCAGCAGAATGTGCAGTTATAGTATCTAAAAATTGAGAACCTCCCTTACCTCTGGTTGTAACTGCAACAAATAAATTTTCAGCTTCTTTAAGTGGATATTGTACTTTAGTATCTGCAAAATGTGTCCACCAATATGCATTTCTACCTCGTTTCTTATATTCCTCTGTTGATTCTACATCAGGTGAAAGAGTCATATGAAATCTTTCTGATTTAGGATAATTGTTCTCAAAATTTTGTGGGTCATCTCCACTCTCTTGTACCCAAAATGATTTAGGTAACTTATCTTTATCTAATTCTGGAGAATCAAATCTTCCCCAATCCATAAACAATACGATATTACTATCATCTCCTTTACTTAGCCAATCTTTAATATTATCATCATAATACTGACCTGTTCTATTTGAACCAATTGAAACTATATTAACATCCCATCCTCTATTTTCAAATTCATAAGCTAATGATAGGGGTGTTGACCACTTCTCACCATCATATGCGTAAATAAATGTAATTTTAGATTGTGCCATAAAATTCGTTTTGTTTTTCTTGTCTTTGTATTCCTTTGTGATGATATAAAGAATATTCTTCTTTTGGTGGTAGATTAGAAACAGTATTATAACCTGTAATTCTTTCGTGTACCTTATTCATCCACATTATTTCTTCTGTATTTCTATAAACTCTTGTTTGATAATCAGGGAAATTTACCCATCCACTTTCATTTACTTGCCAACCCCACTTCTCAATGTGTTCTTTTGTTAATCCATCTACTGTATTAACTCTTGGAATGAAAATAACATCAACTTGATTCATCTCTAAAACTTGATGTAACACTTCTACCAAAGATTCATGTGGTATCTCATCTGCATCTATTTGAAAAATATATTCTTTAGTACAATGAGATTTAAGATTATTCTTAAATGATGCAAAATCTTTATTTAAAGGAAATCCTATTACAGTATGATTTTCATGCATTTTATCCATAAGATTAACATAATCCTTTACAGAATCAGTAGCTGATGTTTCATCATACTGAATTACTATCTCATCCTCAGGTCTAATATTAGTTTGTAGAAAATTTAGAAGATTTGTTATTTCCTCTAATTCATTACATACTGTTATTGCGTAACTAATCGTTTTCACTTCTATCTTGTCTTAATACGTCTCTAATTTCTGCTTTTGTATTTGTTTCTTCTTTAAGTAGTTTTTGCAATTCTCCATATTCGAATTGAACTAAACTAACATGCTGTATCTTATTCATCAAATACGTTCTATAGTTACCCAATTTATGTGAATAAACTTGTCTGTTATTCTTAATATATCCATTGAATAATCTACTTCCTTCTCTATCAAATGATTTTAATAAAGATGATAAATCTTCATAATTTTCAGTTAATGGTTGATGTTTATCTCTAAGTTTTCTGATTAAAGTAATTAATGAAGTTGGTACTACATCATTTATCTTTATACAATGGAGTTTTAGATTACCTCTATCAACAACTTTACCTATTGCAAAAACATATCTTGCATTTATTCCTCTTTGTGTATCACCACCATAACGAACAATCCTATAGATATTTCCTTGCTTTATCTGTGCCTTGGCAACTCGTTTCTCAGGTTGAAGAAATTGTAAATATTGATTGATATAACTCATTATAATTTTTTGATTTCAGGTAATTTTAAACTTACAAACTCAGGTAACTTAATATTATTATCCATTATAACCTTAAATTTATCATGCATTGCCTTCAAAGAAAAGTTTTTCTTTGTATTATTAACTAATCCCTTAGATTTAGTTGAATATGATTTATAATCATTGAATACTTTATCAATCATACCAGCAGCTTGTGAATAGTTTAATTGATACCATTTAGCTTCTTTTAATAAAAACTTATCTGCTACACTTTCGTGAATAGTATCCAATGCTCCTTCTAAGAATACTGTATTTTCTACTGGTAAGAAATCTAAATGCCCACTCCATTTGGATACCAATATAGGTTTTCCTGTAAGTGAGAATTCACATAATGGTCTCCCATATCCTTCACCTTTAGTAAATGATATCATAGCTTTTACTTTAGGATGATGATATAATGAAGCCATTTCTTCAGGATGTAAATCACCGAATAAAAGATATATTGGTGGACACTTATCCCCAAACTGATTCTTTATTGATTTAATTTTAGATGATATATCCTCTCTATCAATAACTGAAAATCCAGCTGATGATGTTTTTAGTATCAATCCTGGTTGTTTATCTTTTGGAGTATTCTTAAAAACTGTACAGAATGTCTGAATCATCATTCCTACATCCTTTCTATCTTTACCTAAATCTCCTTTTAACCAATGCCCAACAAAAAGATAATTCCAATCTGTTTCTATTCCTTCCAATACATCATCGGTTACCTTTGGGTTTAAAAAAGTTTCTAATTCAACTCCCTCATGTAATACTTCAATAGGTGTAGTTATCTTATGTTGTTTAATAAGTTTATTTGTTCTTTTATCTTTTTCATCATATACAGTTCCTTGTAATGTTGTTTTTGAAAACTCAGTAGGTACTATAATTAAATCCATTCTATTACATCCATCAATCCAATCCTTTGGTGCTAATGTTGATTCAATACCTGCCGTAATACCAATACTAAACTTAGCTCTTTTTTGGAACTCATTTGGTACTGTCATTTGAATATGAACTTCTGGTTGTTTATCTATTTGTCTTGTACAACTTTCTAAAAGTTTTTTACCAAAATCGGTTGTTGGATTAATTTGATTTTGTGGTGTAGTACCCCAACGAGTTGGTATAGTATGTACATCAAATTTATCATATTCAAAAATAGATTTCAAAATATCTCTTGCATGGTCACCATATCCACTCCTTGTTGCAACTGGTGCCTGATATATTAATAATGGTTTATTCATATTATTTTATTTTATATAAATTGTATCGTTTCTTAGGTTTCCAATTTTTTATTGCTTTCTCAATACCATCAGCCATACATTTATTCTGATAATCTACATTTAATCCTATTTCTCCTAAGAATGCTTCTCTTCCTAATTTTCCTGCTTTATCCATTCCCTCATCACCTTTATCATACCAATAACGAATAGCTTTTGTAACATCCGTTACATCAACTTTATCATCAATAATATAAGGTGTAGGAACTGAACCTGTCATTGTTTGTACTCTACTCCATACGGGTTTAACCCACTCACCATGAGTTACTTTATCTTCCCATTCTCTCCAATTATGAAGTGAACCAATTTTCTTATAATCATCTGCTGTAAATAATTTACCATCTGATTTTTTTCTGAATCCACATTGGTCTTGCAATCCACCTGTAACATTTACAATGATTGGTGTTTCAGCCATTATCGATTCTGCAGTTGTTAATCCAAATCCTTCATTACCTGCTATATTAATTGTAACATTAGATAAGTTATACAGATAATTTAATTGTTTTGTATCTATTCTTTGTGTTGAAAATTTCACATCATAATCAGGACAAATATTATCTTTTACTGCGAATAAATTTGTTCCGTTATTATCAATAGGTTGTGTGTGCATTACTAAACAACACTTATCTCTATCTTCTTCAGGTAATCCATCTACGAACATTTTATATGCCCATATTACATCAGATGGTTGTTTTCTTTTAATGTTCCTATTCATCCAAAATAGAACAAATTTGTAATCCTTATCACCTAATATTTGTTTTTTGAAATCAGCTGGAACTTCTGTTTTACAAAAGCTCTTTGAATTAATACCATGCGGTACATAATCTACTTGCCAATCTTCTAATGGTTCAATTGTT